ATTGCCCATCTACTTTTACGCAGTCCGTCTGCACCTTTCTTCTGTTCGAGGGCGCGTCTAAATACTTCGACACAACAACCAACAGACTTACCAGATCCAACAGGGCCACGAATACCACGAAAAAAAGTGCTGTCTTTCATAAAAGATTTCAGCACCTCTCCATCAGGTTTATATTTAAAGTTAATCATTAGTTTTTTCTAAAAAGAGTTTTCTTTGCATATTCTTGCGGCATTTTTAAACCACCACCTCCACCGCCTCTTCCAGATATATTTCTAAATTTTATTTTACTTGATCTTGCTTTAGAAGCTGTTTCTGCTTTTTTAAATGCGTCAGTGTTAACAATATTATTTAATGCTTTTAAATTTTTTTGATTATCAGAAAAATTTTGTTTAGTTAATTTATTCATATAAGAAAAAGAAACGCCTTTGCTTTTTGCATAGTCACCCATTTTCTGTACAGAATTTAACCTTTCTTGCCTTAATGCTTGTTCTTTTTTTATTTGAGCTATTTGAGTTCTTATTTGCCTAGCGTCAAAAGACTCAGAAGAGTTAACATATTTTACATTAAATTTAGTCATTATTATTCAACGACCTCTATGAACTTTAAGTTGTTCCATTTTTTTCAAATGATCTTGGAGTTTTGCTCTTTTTTTACCAAGGGCTGATGCAAGTGGCTTACCTCTAAGCATTCTAATTACTCTTCTTGCCATTACTTTTGCATCATTAAAATTACTCCAAGACTCTGGGATTCTTTTAAGATTTTGCTCTCTAGTTAAATTTTTATCTTTCCAATTTCTTTTACTTAAATCTTCTCTATATGGGTTTGTGCCAGCAGCCATTTCACCTGTTGTTAATTCCATATTAGATATATCATTATTTAATTTTCTAATAAGTGTTTTCATTTTTGACTTATGTCTTTGGCTGGGTGCATCTGTCATTATCTTAATCCTTTATCAACTCCAAACTTTATCATAGTCTCTGCAACATCAGGGCCGATGTTATCTATAACATTATCAAGCATTTTATTAGTAACAAAAGACTTCCCATGCTTTTCATCGAAGTGTTGAAAGTGTACCTTCTTAACTATTCTTCGAAGCATAGTAAGCTCTTCAGGTTTGAGCATATCTACAAAGCTCACTGTTCCCAAGCCTCATTAACGTCTGGCGTAGAAGGGTCATCAGCTTTTAGTCTGCCTTTGTTATCTCTAGCACGTTTCTTTTTAGCTGGTTTTTTAGGAACTTCGTTAGTCCACTCTAATCTTTTTGATTCAGAGGTTCTTGTTGAACCTGTCCATGTTTCACCGCCAAGTTGATGAGTTCCCCCATCCCATAACTCCCCAGTGTTAGAAATCTTCCATCCCATGATTAACTCCTATATTGTTTTACTTTCCTAGCAATCGCTTTCGGTTGAGCCACAAACTGCTTACCCTTAGCCTTACCCTTTCGTTTAGCTCTGGTTGTAGCTGCATATTCAGCAGAACTAAGAGCAGCAATAGCCTTGCTAGGTAAGTACCGTTCACCTGTCTCACTAGACTTCTTCCCTGACTTAGTGCGCCACTTTTGCTTTCCCCAGTTAAGCAATGATTTTTGTGACTTCTTCACTTTACTTCAAGAGCCTTTTTTAATTTATCAAGCATTTTTCTAGTCTGTCTTAAATTACTATCAGCAATGATTTTATCATCCATTTGCCTAATTCTTTCTACAGCCTCAAGAAATTCTGATTTTGTCATTTTAGGTATTGGTTTTTTTTTAAATAGAGACATTATTTATATCCTCCTCCACGCTTTTTATATTCCTTGGCAAGAAGCTGCGCCTTTCGAGCAGACCACTGACCAGCAGCCGTTCCATGTGTAGCCCTTGCTTTTATTCTGCGAAACAAAGACTTTCTCATATTAGGTTTGGTATAGTTGCCAGCTTCATTTACAGCCATAATTATTTGTCTTTCATTTTAGCCTTGAGGATCTTACGCTTTAATGCTGGCGGTAATGTTTTCTGCTTGCCTTTTAGCATTGTTTTCTTTTTAGGTCTGCCGACCTGACTTCCATAAGTACCTTTACCGTAGGGCATATAAACCTCCTAATAGTTTACTTTGAGCAATGAACGAACAGGCATACCCGATGTACGCATTTCTGGGAGCGGAACATCTGTCATCATTTTGTTTTTCTGAATAGGGTCGCCTATGCTAAGAGAAGGAAGTGGGCCATAATCAGGCTTCATCTCTTCATAAATTTCTTGAGCGGGCTTTACTTTTTTCTTACCACCACCAAAACACATATCACTTCTTCTTTCTATGTCTCTTTGCAAAGTTTCTAGCAGACTCAACACTTCTAAATCCCCAAGCCCTTAATGCTAAAGCCTTGCGCGTTGGTCTACCCTTCTTATCTTTCATTGGGCCTTTCATTCCAGCAAACCGAGCAGCAAATGAAACCTTGCGACCCATTCTCTTTGAACCAGCCTTAGGTTTATTCTTTACTGGTGGTTTTAAATTAGCCCCCTCCTTGCGCTTAAAGTAAGCACGACCAGCAGCATTCAAACCACCCTTAGGATTCTGATACTTCTTCGCTGGCATAGCCCTCACTCTTCAATGCAGCTTTCACCAAAGACATATCATCCTTCGGTGGGTACTTCTCAGGTTTCTTTTTAAAACGTGCCATGATCAAACCCTATAACAATAAAAATATTTATGACAACGCACAAATTACCTTTTTTAGAAATAATGTGAGGGGAAGAGTTTCTCTGTAATAGCTACAGCAACTTTTCCCCCACCCCCTTGTAGCTACTAGCGCATGAGGAAGAGTTTATCCTAGATCAATCGTAACACGAATATCTCCAGCTACTTGCACTTGGCTTCGATCGATAGGCTTGTAGCCAGCCCTGTCTAGCAGATCTTTCGCTGCTTCAAGCTGGACATATTCGCTCTTGGCTCCCGTGGCTAGCCGCTTAACCGTACCAGCAGCAAGTGTAGCAGCTACGCCAAACTCTTCGTTCATGCGCTGCATCAAGTAGCTTTGCACATGAGCAAGCTTCAACGTCTTAGTTGCTGTAACTCTTCCAGACTCGCCAGAGGCATACCCAGCGGCTTCAGCAGCCTGCCCGATACTACAGCCTTTTGCTACTAACGTGTCTACTAAGGCAGTCTGCTTTGCAGTCAGTTTCTTAGCTACGGTAATGTTCATTACTCATTCCTTTTCTATGGATGTAATAGATTACTAGCTAACTACTGCGATTGGAGTCAAGATCATCATCACCTTAGCAATGAGGAATGAGTAAACTTTGTTATCGGCTTGGAAGCCCCCCCTATCATCCCCCCCATCTACGGACTGACTGCAAGTCCTGTCAATCTGTTACGTCACGTCACTTGTGTCTGCATACTACGGTGAATACTACATGTTGTGGTTTGCCAAGCTACGGAAGTATTGACAGGATAGTCAGCGAGTTCATCGAGCGCACATTGATGTTTGCTCAACTTAGCATTTGGCTCGTACCCATGTTGAACTAGCAGCTCGGATTGCACCCTTCGACCACTGATCCAAATCATAGGAGGAAAAAGTTCGCAACCCGCTAAAGGGGTGTGCGAACTTCAAGCGGCAAGTGCCGTTTCCTCTCTATGATATTGGGTGGTACGAAGGGTTGATCCTTCGCAGCTTAGTTAAACATAGGAGAACCAAATGGCTAAAGTTGAAAACATAAATGTAACGCTAGATAAACTAGCTAACTATACTGTAACTACACATAATGATGTAACTGGACAAGTTGCTAACGACTACTTCATCACTGACGTAGCCAGAACATTAGTAAATGTTCCGATCTACGCAGCTCGAAACAAAAGATCTTACATCGATAAACTACACGCTGAGATGATGGCTTATGTAACTTGTGATAGTGATGGAACAGTTCTCGAGAACCAGAGCAAAGAGTACTTTAACGCTAAAGATAAGTACGAACGCTTAGCTCCTCGTATCGAGCTTGAAGCTATCGCTTTCGATCACGTTGCTGATCAATACAAAGCTTGGTACAAAGACTATACTGGTCAGGACTATGATGAACCCAAGACACCAAGTACAACTCGAAAGCTTAGCAAGCAAGAACAAGCTGCTATGAAAGCTATCGAAGCAAGACGAGTAGCTGCCGCATAGTGGCTACTTACACCTAAGCAAGTGTATAAACTGCTTACTAACATATCAACTAAGGAGAACGCTGGGGGTGGCCTTGTGCCGCCCCTTTTGCGCGGTAGCTACGAGGGTGGGCAGGGATATGTTATGCGACATTGCCCAGACTTTGTAAATTTAATGCTTGCAAAGTTTTTTAATTTAAAATAGTATTGCATATACGCAATACATAAACACGGAGAACTATTATGAAAATTAGAACTACTATTAACTCTGACAGTATACCAGTGACAATGACATTGCCTGTTAGAGATCTCATCGACCTGTCAAACTTTTTTCAAGATCAAGAAATCAAAAACAGATTAGAAAAAACTGAACACTATTTTGTTAGAGAGTTTGCAAAGCAGCTACAAGTAGAAGCCTTAAAAATAAATGAAATGGTAAGAGGTGTGCAATGAACATGATGTCAACAATAAATCCTAATAAGGTCTGGAACTTTCCAGTTGAAATGATGCCAACACCTAATGCAGTCACTGGCAATCCAGAGCCTGACGCATTTCAGGTTGTTCGAACAGATACCAATACTGTGCTTGGTCATCATGGCTCACGCTACAAACTTGTACCTCATGACGATGTAGTAAACTCAATCATGGATGCAGTAAAAGAATCAAAGATTACTACTGACTACAAAGAACCAACTATTAGTGTCTTTGAGAATGGTCGTAAAATGCGTGGTGAAATATTGTTTCCTGATCTTACAATTGAACCACAAGTTGGTGATATTGTTCAAGCTAGAATAGTATTTACTAACAGCTACGATCAAAGCTGGAGTTTCTATCAGTCATTCGATGCACTGCGTTTGTGGTGTCTCAATGGTTGCACAACACCTAATGCTGTAGCTCGTAGTAGATACAAGCACACAACATTTCTTAATGTTGATGGCTCTGCTGCAAAGATACAGAAAGGTGCTGAGCATTTCCATACACGCAAAGATGAATGGCAAGTATGGATGAAGCGCGAAATATCAGATGATTGGGTTGAGTTATTTTTCAAGAAAACAGTAGCTAAAGGTTTTACTAGACAGTCTGTTGATACTGTAAACAACAAGCAGATGGAAAACCTATTGCGTATCTGGGACAATGAAAAGAAACAACTCGGCAATAATCAATGGGCGTTATACAATTGCCTTACTTACTGGGCAACGCATACGCAAGATGCTCGGACACCTCATGTCCAACGCCATAATCGTGAGCAAGAGATTGCTAAAGCAATGACATCAAATCATTGGAAATCTTTAGTTACTAATTCTGTCTGATTGTGATGCAGTCTCCAAACAGACAGACATTCCAACAAGGGTGTACCTTTCCCCCTAATTGGCATGATCAGAGAGCGTGTGTTGGGAACTCTCACCGAGGGATTATTTAAACTGATCAATTAAATAATTTTGCTAACCAACAAGGGGCGGTTGGTTCGGGAACAGCCCCACTAAAATAATAATGGAGAACTAAATGGAATACGAAACGTGCAGCCATTGCGATGGCGAAGGATACTTCACAGGTCGTGAAGAATTTACATTCAAAAAGATAAACGTGCCTTGCCCTCATTGCTGTGGTCTCGGCTGGAATATGAAAGATCTTGACACTAAGGAGGATCTGGTTGCATAAGTGCAATCATGAAGTCGTATCTACAATTAGTAAGTGACAAAGCTTACAAAGCAAACATAAAACTAGAAGACGCCTTTGACAAAGCAGGGGCGTGTCATACTACATATTGGAGAACAAAGAATAATAAGACTGAATTGAAATATGATACGGCATTGAGGATCTTCAATGCAATCGAAGAGTTATACCAGATACAACAAGGTCGTGAGTATTCCCAACGACTACGAGAAACTGATCAAAGAGTTAGTCGTAGCTCGATCAGAAGTAGGTTTAAGCCAAGAATTATTAGCCAATAAAATTGGATGCACTTCTTCGCTTATACACAAATGGGAATGCCACAAGAGAATACCCTCTGGATTTATGTTGATATGCTGGCTTGATGCATTGGGATACCAGATAGATGTCACGAAAAAAAAGCAAACGAATAACCTGTCTGTCGTGTCAGAATAAAGTAGATTATTTTGTAGCTATACTTAAAGACAATCATGAAGCTACTAACGAAAAATGCTGGTTCATTTGCATACATTGTTATGAGGGAGACAAATGGCAAACCGTAACAAAAACAAAGGAACTTACCACGAAAAGTGGTTCGTCAACTGGCTCAAAGAACAAGGCATCAAAGCAAAAAGGCAACCCCTCTCGGGCAGCTTGGGAGGCGAGTATTCGGGAGACATCAAGCTCGAACTCAACGGACACGAACTGGTGGGAGAAGTAAAGTACAGAGATAAGTCTAACTTCCCTAGTCCATTCGCAGTCCTCGAAGGCAGAGACATTGCCTTCTACAAAAGACGGAGGGGAACTCCGCAAACGCTAGTCATAATGAGTGGCGAAACATTTGAACAACTAATGGAGAATAAAGATGGCAAAGAAAATAAAGACAGCAGTTGACGCTGCCGTATGGGAAGCAAACGTAGGTCGGGTTGCACAATCGCCAACACTACAACGAGAAGTATTACGCAAAGGATACTTCATAGACAGCGAAGCTATTCATGCTACCAGAATCAAGAATGGCGAAGTTGTTGGTGAGAACTGGCTCAAAGGTAAGAACAAAGAAATACTTATCAGAGACCACGGTCTTACAGAAAAAGACTTTGAAAAATATACTTGAACACATTGCGTATATGCAATAGACTTCAAGAAAAAGGAGAACTAAATGGATCGCAGAGGATTTATTGGCGGCTCGGATTGCGTCAAGATTATGCAAGGCGAGTGGCAAGAACTATGGGAAATCAAAACTGATCGAAGAAAGCCAGATGATTTGTCAGACAATCTTGCAGTGCAGCTAGGCACATTCACTGAAGACTTCAACCTTCAATGGTTTGAAAAACAATACCAATGCACACTTGGTAAACATCAATGGGAGATCGAGCAACAGATTGGCAGAGTGCCAGCTCGAGGAACGATTGATGCGGCTTATGGATTAGTGCCTGTTGAAGCCAAGCACACCAACGCATTCAATTCAATGAATGATATTATCGAACGCTATATGCCACAGATACAATTGTACGCAAAGCTTGCTGATGCAGACAGCGCATACTTGTCTGTAATATTTGGTAATAGCAAATGGGAAGCGCGTAATATCAAGTGCAGCAATGAATACTTCAACAAAATGTGGACTGTTGTTTCTGACTTCTGGTCATACGTTGAAGCTGACAAGCCACCTGAAGATGTCAACGTACCAACAATTAGTCAAAACAATATTGAAGTAGATCAGATGGTGATGAGAGATGCAACACAAGATAATCAATTCGTCGATGCGGCAGTTACATATATACAAGGTTATGAACATAACCGAGTATTCGAGAATGCAAAGAAAGACCTCAAAGCTATGGTCTTGCCCAGCGAACGTGAAGTTTATTGTGATCAATTGTCAGTCAGAAGAGACAAGCGAGGCGCACTAAGAATAGTAATTACTAATAATGTCAAAAAATAAAATCATATTTGCAATAACATCAGATGATGTAGTCACAATGTTTAAAGCAATAAAAAGAGAACTTCAAACCAAACGTAAACGCAGAATGGGAGATGCTTCAGTAGTTATTGAACTCTGCAAATTTTACGTCAAACATAATAAGGAGAACAACAATGAGTAACTTAGAAATATGGAATGAGTTAGCAGATACAGATCCTGAGTACATCAAGCCTGTGTCATTTGGTGCTAGATCATTTACAGCTATTGATCCTCAGTATCAGATTAGAAAAATGACTGAACAGTTTGGGCCTATTGGTGCTGGCTGGGGTTGGGAAAGTACAACCGAAGTTGTGCAAATGTCTAACGGTGACTCAGCAGTGCTAGCTCATGTTACTGTCTGGCATACAGAACGTCATTATTCTTTCGGTGCATTCACTGGCTGTCGAAAGTTCTTTGACTCTTCGAAGGGACGCATTGCTGAAGATGCCCCCAAGATGGCAATAACAGATGGGTTAACTAAAGCATTATCGCATATTGGCTGTGATGCTAACATCTTCTTAGGTAAGATGGATGGTAATAAATATGCTCAAGATGCTAACAAATCTAAAGAACCAGTAGGTAGGTGGTAATGCTTACTAAAAAAGTAACCAAACTTTGGAAGGGTGAATACCTTTCCATCCGCACCTATGAGCATCAGGCCGCGATCAAAGCGGACGGCCTGAGGCTCATTTACGGAGACAAAACCATGATCCTCTCACGACAACAACTTGAGAACCTCAAACCCTCTTCCAAAATTTTTAAATCAAAAACAGGCGGCAGAGACTACCAATTAATAGATATTAAATTTGCACCCAATGATCCGCGACAGGATCTACTTTTATAAGGAGGCCAACAATGGCAGAAGAATACGACAATACAAACTCAGGCGCAGCCTTTCCACCATTCCCAACGCAGACCATGATCTTGCAGGGTAATTTAGATGTAGATTCTAAAGCACACAAAATTGTATGCGTACAGAATGTAACTAAAGATGGCAGAAAAGTTATCGAAGTATATTCAAAGATGGCAATACTATTTGAGAATGACAAGAAAGGTAACGAACAAGCACCAGATTATTCTGGCCCACTCGATGATAATGATAAGCTACGCATTGCTGGATGGAGAAAGAAAGCTAAAGACAGTGATAAACATTTTATCAGTCTAAAAATATCCGAAGGTAAAGCCTTGCCAAATGATGTGATTCCATTCTAATGTGGGATCAGTTCTCCGAGGACGCAGAATTATTGCCTATTACTGCTCACACTGTCCTCGTTCACCTTGGCGCACCTCTTTAGGTGCGTCTTTTTTTTGAGGTATAAAATGACACCACTTGAAAGAATGAAAGCAGATGCAAAGATCTGCAACTCAAAGCTAAAAACTAATAGCAAAGTTATTCATACACCAGAACCAACAACGCCAAGAGGTATTACAAGAACTCAAGGCAAAGGCTGGCGCAATGACAAACTCTCAGAACAAGAGATCGGAGATATTAAATACTTCTTAGGCAGAGGCTGGGATATAAGATCAACAGCAGTTATGTGTGGTGTTAGCTACAGCACTGTACAAAAGATTAAAGCTTCTTAAACTCTTAACTCAAAGTGAGGTGCGTCTATAAACGGACGCTTACCTTGCGATCTTCGAAGGTCACAGTAATCATTCAAAGCATCTTCCATTGTGCCATCATACTCAGCAATATTATTGATGTGCCAAGCTGCTCCCCACCTCACAGGGATACCAAGATCTTTAGCTGCTAACTTCATTGCATCAGCTATTTCATCATAAAGCTTTAATTCCCAGCGATCACCAACGCCTTTTAAATAAGCCATCAGATCCACAGCATGACCATCTAAATGCTTTGACTTCATAGTTTTTGAAGCACCTTTAGCAACCAATGCTCTCTGTTCTTCAATAGTTCTTAAACCACAGATACAAGAAAAGTCCTGTTTGCTAACACCAATTGCATATTTAACTATTGCAACCATGCGCTCATCAACACCTTCAAGTTTTGCTAAACTTCCTTTGCCTAATTTAAAACTCATTTCTTTAATCCTTTCATTGTACGGATACCAAAGCTTGCAGCTATTGAAGCATACATTGCCCAGCTAAACCATTGCGGTGCAGCTTGAAGATTTTCAAATCCCTGTTTCATATAAGGCTGAAGCCAAGGAACAAATGATCCTAAAACAATAGCTATAAAACATAGAGTCCAAGCCTCATCTTTCCAGCTATCAGCACTAGCCTCAATTGCCGCTTGCTCCCAACTAATTTCACCTGTTGCGATTTTCATTTTGGTTTCAGCTTCAGCAGCTTTGACCTTTGCCTTACTATCAATGTAAGTTGTAGCTAAACCAGCAACGCTTTGAAGTATTCCAATCATGATGCACTCCTATCTGTTTTAGCTTCTTTATTCATCCAAATACCAAAACAACCAGTCAATGCCCCCATGCAAACAGATACTAAACCAGCAGCTTGCGTAATGTTAGGGAAGTCTGGTGGCAAAGACATATACCAATGCACCGCTTGATAAGTAAGAATTGTAACTACTAACATCATCAACCTAGGAAAAATTTTATAGTCATCAATTATCGTAGAAGCCATCACAAAACCTTTTTGCTATTTTACTACTGCTTGTTTGTATAACTAATTTACCATCGTCTGTATACACAACAAACCTATTCCTCTTTACCTCGACTATCCTCATCTAATAAAATACATTCTAAAATCATATCATTCGAGGTAACTAACACTCCAGCCTTATCTCTTTCAACTAAACAAATCTCTTTATCAGTGTAAGTATCTAACAAATAATACTGCAAATGATCTGTTCGAACAAAGTGAAACCAAACTAATGCATACATCATGGCAGATAATCCCTAACATCTAACCACCCCATATAATGCAGATAGGCCGTAGCCCCCACAGCAGAGAACAGGAGAAGCACAACGATCCCAGCTATGGTGACCATCATCTCTTGCCGTTCTATAGCCTCACGCCTCGCCTGAGCCTCTGCCTCACGCTTCTCTGCCAAAACCTCTCTCCTAATCTTTAGAAGTTCCAAGTATTTTGATCTGCCATACGTCTGAGTTATCCATTCTTTGAGTTCTTCTTCAGCTTCCGCAGCCTGACGTAGTTTCGCCCAACGATCCAACGCTGTAGCATTTGTACTTTTGCCAGATACACCCTTCTTCTGTAGCGTTTTCTTAGCGTGGTCAGTTGCGTCAAAGAATTGCCCAATCTGTTTACTAAGAGCAGCTACGGATTTGCCAGTTTGAAGACCTAACTTGATTCCGCTAAGAATTGTTATGGGGTCGACCATGTTTACATACCATCTTTACGGGTAAACTCTACAGTCTTTTCTAGTATTGCAATACGAGATTGTAACTTAATAATCTGCATCATGTGATCAGCCATGCCGCTAAGATCTTCCCAAATCATTTCTGTCTCATCCCAAAGATCACTAAGGTCCTCATCAATATCATCAAGACGCATTGAGTTGGCAAGTATGTCGCGCTGCATATTGACTTTATCTTGCACCTCTGACTGTGCTGATAGCTGAGAAACAGTAGATTCAAGATTAGATATTGTTGATGCCTGTTGTGCAGTCCACCAAATAAAGCCACCAATCTGAAGTATCACTACCCCGATTATGCCTATGCTTACTTTTGGTAGACCATCCATTACTCAGCCGCTTGAATCTCGTTGCCGTCTTCTTCTGCCCACGCAAGGATGGCTGCGTAGTGTCGATTAGCTGGGTCTTTTGGAACGCTCATTTCAACACCGTCTATAGTTGCTGTAACACAGCCAGTGTCCTGACCGTTAAACTCATTATGTTGTGCGCTTGTAACTAACATTTATAACTCCGCATCTGCTTGGTAAGCTGTTAAATATCGTTGTGTTGCGTCAGTAGGAGCAGAAGAAATATACGATTTAAAATGTTTATTAGTTGAATTGTACTCTGTCTGAGTTCCACCCGCATAAGAAACTGTTGAAGTAGGAACTGCTCTCATTGTTGTTGGATGAAATAAATGCACAAATTTGTGACCAGCTTCGTATTGAGTAGCAAACGGTCCAGCCGTTGTATAATTTTCTTTGTAATAATACCTTTCGCATCGTGCAAGCTCATCCCCAAAGCTTCGATGCTCGAAGTCCGTAGCAGTGTCACCTACTTCTAATTGGCATCCAGTTAACTGCCACGTTGAATTGTTAGTTGTGTATAAAACATTTGTTGCTTGTCCGTTTGCCCAAAAAGTATCGTTTCCATAATTAGCCCAATCTGTTAGCGACCCTCCACCAGTAAAACCACTTCCAGCAGCTAAATGCCAATTTACATAAAAGCCAATACCATTGTCATTATTTATAGCGTCATTAGTTGTATTAGCTGTAAACGTAACTGTTTTATATTCCCAAGTATTAGCACTACTTATTGTGTAGGTTTTATTTGATATTACTGCTTGATTATCTGCTTTATAAATACCTACTGCAAAAGTTCCAGTTACACTAGACTTGACATAAAAAGACAAAGTTAAAGGTTTAGCTGAAGAAGTTCCCCAACCTATTCTTTGTAAATTTTGAGCCTCTATTAATTGAGATAAATGAGAGTATTCATCTGTTGCCCATGCGCTTTCTGCTGTAGTGGTTGTAAGTTTTAAGCTGGTTACAAAACCAGATGGTGCATCAGCTACCTGAGTAATTGTTCCAGCAGCATTATCTGTGTTAACAAGACCAAATTTCCATCTATCTAAAGCAATATTATTATTGGTGTAAGTTCCAGCCCCTCGTTGATAAACTTGCATTGCCCCATTAATTAAAAGATTTCTGTTACTCAGCGCACCACTACTACCACCAACCGTATCGAGCCTAGCTGATACTGATGATAGGTCTGCTATATCTCTCGCTCTGCTCATTGCTTACTCCTTAGGATGGCTTAGTAGGCCAAGTAACATTATCTAATCCAGTGACCCCACTTTGCGCTGGAACGTCACGCAAGTTTTGTCTGTATGTTTTCCAAGCATCAGACATTGTAACGTCAGAGTTAGCCATCCAATCTGTTTCAGCTAATCGTCTGTCACGCTCTGCTCGAAGGTCAGCCATTGGCTTGGCGTTGACTAGCTCTGTTTTCTTAGCTGATGCTTGCGCCCATGTAACACCAAAGTCACTTGGGTTACTGCTTTCTATTGCAGAGCCATTGTCATCTGAGCCTGTTACCTTTCGGAACATCTCATTAAACTCGTCTTCTGTTGTTGGTTCACCACGAAGAACCCACTCCGTAATACCTAATTCATTTAGTGCTGTTGCAATTGTTGTCATTTATCTATCCTATCATTACCATTTGACAATTTGTGTGATTAGACCCACCATAGATGTCTCCGCTACAACTAAAACTAATGTAATCATTAGCATCTAATTTAACGATTTCACTCATACATAAGGTATGGTCTGTTCTACCACCATCACCAAGGCCATCAAAATCAGTAAAATATTCTTGAAAAGTTGTACCGTTTTTTTGAACCATAACACCATGAGAAGACACATTATTTATCCAAAGATAAAATTTAGCAGCAATCAAATAAATACCATCTACTGGAACAGTTATTCTACCATTGCTACTATTCCATGTCATACCACCTAAAGCAGAACCTTCTACTGCCCAATCAGTATAAGTTTCAACAGTACCATGAGCAGTTGCTTCCCCTGCAACAGTACCACGCAAATATATGTAGGGCGTAACACTTCTACTAATTCTACCACTACTGTCTATGGTTAAACCAGAAGTACCACTAGTATTCTGTATTGTATCTACTTTTAATACTGAACTCATGGTGCTATCTCCGTTATTAATAAACTCCCACAAGGAGATGTAGCTTCACCAA